ATGTTTATAATAGAAAAGTTATCATTAAAAAATTTAAATTATTTTAAAACACTACAAGAAGAAGCTAATGATAAGTATATTAATAACAAAGATTTTTTTGAATTATATAATGATAAATCATTCATTACTAAGTATATAAAAAGAAGAGAGATCAAGTTGTTTAAATATAACAACAAGTATATAGGTTATTTATGGATGCAATATCCATTATCAGAAGTTATAAAAATTTTATCTTTATATGTAAGTGATTATTATATTAATTTTATGTCAAAGGAATTAACTAATGTTTTTAAAAACAAGACTTTAAACTTTGATGTAGTAGATAGTAACATAACTTATGATATAATGACTAAATTGAATTTTACTCGAATTAGGTCCACATCGCTAATGAAAATGAGAACATCTAATTGTAGCTTTAATTTCAATAAGGATGTTAATTTCAAGGTTTTCACTAAAAAAGAAGATGAGAGTTTAAGATGCTTTATTCAAAATTCTGTATTTAAAGATAATGATAGAATTCCCTTAGTTCCTTATGATATAAAGTTAGAAGAAGAGGAAGATTACTATATAAATGATTTGTGTATTTTTATAATGATTGGAAATGTTGCAATAGGGTATGGACAAGTTGTTTCGAATAAGGATATTTATACAATTGTTAATGTAGGTATATTAGAGGAATATAGAAAAAATGGTTATGGAAAAATGCTTATACAATATTTAATATATCTATGCTATAAAAAACACATTTCACAAATTACAATAAATGTTGATGTGAATAATTATAAAGCTTTGAATTTATATAAAAAAATTGGTTTTAGTGAATATGGGAAAATAAGTACTTGGAGCAATAAGTTAAAATAGTTTTAGAATTTATAGGAGATGTTTTAAATGGGAAATAAATTAAATTGGAATCATGATAAGAAAGTAGTCTATGGAAGAAAAAGTGATTTTAAGAGTAAAATAGATTTTATTAATGCAGTTAAATATGAACATAAGCAAATAACGAAATATGATTGCTATGTAGATAATATAACATTAAAAGTTTATATCATCACTAAAGAGGGGTTAGAAAAAAATACTTTTGTTCCAATTTCTAATACGGATATAGACATATCAACAATGTATTGCGGAAATTTTTACACTACTGAAGGATTAAGTGGGAATTTTTAATGGATTGTTGCTTATGAAAATTTACTTTTATCAATAATTCAAACATTTAATTAAAAATACCTCTTTGCTAATAAGAAGTACTATTGCAGGTTAAAAACTAAAAAATAATAAACAGTGTATAAAAGAGATCTAGAGTATTCTAGATCTCTTTTAACATGGTAATATTAATAGATAGGAGAAAACTCAATTTTCATGTTGCTTATACATTATTATGATTGATATAATATTATAAGGTAATAATATTTACTAATAGATTTTAATATTAATAATCAATATATAGGATTATTTAATATTGTTAAATGAATTTACTTAAAGTGGAGGTTTAATATTAATGATAAAATTTGATGATAAACAGCTTAACAATGTAGTTGAGCAAGATGGAGATAAACACTTCTTTATTGAAACATGGGGTTGACCGTTAGTAGAAGTAAAGAAGAATTAAAAGACGTGTAGATGTGCTATGTTAAGAGTTGTATATAAATGTGGTAACTAGACCATTTTTAAATTCAAGGCTTATTATCTGCCTATCTTTTACAATAATTTTATTAATTAATATATTTACGAATTCTTTTATAAGGTCTCTGCCAACATCTTGTATTAGTGATTTCATATTGATTTTTTCACTAATTAATTTTCTAGAAAATTCAAGAGTAGCTGCATTTAAAATAAAATTATAATTATGATATGATGAATCTGTTATAGCAGTTTCATCTATTTTTTTTCTTATTTCAGTTATATTATTTTCAATCTTTTGCTTTTTTAAAAAATAATCTTTTTTTGACATATCTGCTTCATCAAAAAGATATAGATCATCAAGTTTTTCTAATGCTCTCTCATATTTTTTTAAATTTGAACTTAAACTATTTAAGCCAATTGCTCCATTATTTGATTTTTCATTTTTGTTTTGAGGAGTAAATAGATTCTTTGGAGCATATAGAAGTGAAGCTAATATATCTTCAATTTCTTTAATTCCTATTACATTATCAAAGCATTTTCCTTTTAAAAGCTCATGCTCAAGTAAATCTAAGCTTAATTTCTTTTTATTAATATTAGATAAATTAATCATATTAGATATAAGTGTAAGTACAAAAGTTCCAACTATATTTTCACTAATGGTCTTTTGTGTACAACCAAGTCCATTATATCTAGATTTACATACATATAAACTAGGTCGAAAACCATCTTGATTAGCTTTATCCTGTTTTGCATAAAGGTTATTATTACATTCACCACATTTAACAAGACCTGAAAATATGTGAACTTTTGAATTATCCCTAAATTTAGCATTATTTCTTTTCGCATTTTCATCCATTATTTTATTACATTCTTCCCATAGATCTGTTGGAATAATATAAGGATGATTACTTTCTAAAACTATCCATTCATTTTCTTTTTTCTTTTTACCTCTTGCAGGTTCTCGATAGTTATATCTATAAGTTCCTTTATAAAAAGGATTTCGTATTATATCACTAATTGTTTTTGTGGTCCAGGAACCCTTGCGTTTTGTTTTTATATTATTAGAATTTAACAAGTTTCTAATGTATGAAGTAGACTTATTTTCTTTATATTCACTAAATATTAGTTCTATAGTATTCTTTTCTTCATCATCAATTACAGGAAACTTAATTTCTTTATCCCATTTGTAACCTAGTGGAATAGGAGCACCATTCCATAAACCCTTACTGGCTCTATCTAACATAACAGAAGTAACTCTTTCTCCAGTAAGTTTTCTTTCAAGCTCTGCAAATACTAATATTATTTTAAGCATAGCTTCACCCATAGCCGAACTTGTATCAAACTGTTCGTTTTTACTTATAAAAGTACAACCATATTTCTTTAAGTCATCATACATAGAACAAAAATCTAAAAGATTTCTAGATATTCTATCTATTTTCCATACTAATAAGTGTGAAAATTCACCTTCCTTAATCCTTTTAAACATTTCTTGAAAATCAGGCCTATCTGTATTTTTACCAGAATATCCAGCATCTTGGAATATTTCATAATTATCTATACCAAGTACATACTTTGAATAATTAATCATATCTTGCTTTTGTAGTGGAAGAGAATCTTTATCTATTTGATGATTAGTAGATACTCTTACATAAATTGCAGATTTTTTCATATTAAATCCCCCGTATATTTTTAAAGAGTTATGATATTTCATAACCCTTTAAACTAGAATATTAATTTGTTAATTTTAAGCGTCTTTTAGCTTTTCTGAAGCTGATGATATTTCCCCTTTTGACTCAGCTTCAAGCTCTAAAGCATATGCTTCAAGTTCTTTTTTCTTGTAATCTTCAAAACTTTCTTTTTTAGTAGCTGCAAGTTCATTAGTATTAGCTAATTTAGATAATAAGCTAGCTTTGAATTGTTCAGTAGCTGCTTTTCTTATTTCTGGATCCATTTCAAAAAAAGCTTTTATTATTTCTAATTCAAAATCAGTAGCACCTTTTTGTTTTACGTATTCATCTAATGAAAATGTATCAGGTTCAATAAACATAGGTTGTGTACCATTACGAAGCCAATCTTCATTAACATTAAATTCTCTACAAATATCTGCAATTATTCTATCTGTTAGTGATCTTTTACCTTTTTCTATTGATGAAATATGTGAACGTGTCACATTAATTTTTTCACCCAGAGTTTCTTGACTAATATTGAGAGATTCTCTTAAATTTTTTAGTCTTTCATTCAAATTTATCACCTCCTTGAGAAAATAATAACATTAATTTGTCAACTTTGCAACCTTTTATGGTTGAAAAGTGTTGACAAAGGTTATATTGACACGTATAATGTAATCAAAGACACCGTAGCATTGATACCTTAATAAGTGTCAATGTTCACATCTAAAAACACGATAACAGCTACTTCCAGTAGTTTTCAGTTATAGTATGTAAGTTGGTAGAAGTAAAAATTGTAGATAAAAGTGGAAGAGGGTGAATTAGATAAAAAATAAAGATTATTATATGAGCAAATTAAAAGAACCTAAATATAAAGACATATATAATGTAATACTTGTTTTATCTAAGTACACACATGATGAAACATTATATATATCTAAGTTGATGTTAGAATTTTTTCACACTATTGAAAAGAAGCGTATTGAAATAGCAGATTTAAAAGATATAAATAAAAGTATTAAAGAAACTTTAGATGTAGGAGAGTTTTTTACAACAGCAATGTTAGAACTCTTAGAGGGATTTAAAAGAAAACAAATAACAGCAAAAAAGGCTAAAGAAATTTTCAGTACCTCAATTGCTATTATTATTCAAACAAAATTATTTGATTTTGACACCAATAATTAGATTTTCATCAAAATCAGTTTGTTTTATGTTTTTTATTAAATTAGAGTGTTCTAAATCGTTGAGCATATAAATTAATAAATCTGAATTATCAAAATTATATTCATATTTTAATTTATTAAAGATATCTGCATAACTAATTATTAAACCATATTCTTCATAATTAGTGTAAGGAAGAGAGATTAATATATTTAGTAAATTTTTAGAATTCATAAATCCACCACCTTTTATAATTTATTTCAGCTCTGCCAAGCTGATATTTAAATTATAGAAAATAAGGTTCTAAATAACAACATAAGGAGGAAAAATAATGCAAGTTATTTTAAAAAAGGAAGAAAAACAACAAGCAGATGAAATATTTGACTTTATAAAGTCACTTAATATGGAAGAACAAAAAGATTTTAAAAGCTTTATAGATGGATATAGATTTGCAAAACAAATGGAGAAAAGTAAGAGGGTGAATTAGATGGAAAAGGGGGATGAAAAGAAAACTGCTCTTGAAGTACCAGTTCAAGAGCAGTTCAAGGATATTTATCCAACTAGGTTAAAAATTATAAATAAAATTAATAATGGAAGGACTATTATTAATGATCATATAATAGTTGATTCATCAGAAGCTATAGAAATTGAAATACAAATAAATGATAGTAGATATGACAAAAAACAAGTAAGAGAATCAATTAAGATAGCTTGTCAGAAACTTGTCCAATATTTTGACTAATCTGTTTAAGAATAGAGTTTGTATCTTTAGCAGTTGGAGAAGCTTCTAAAATGCTTTCATAATAATCTAAATCAATAGTATATGATTCATTATACAATTTACCACATGTTTCGTAACTAATTGATATATTAAATTTGGTATCAGGATATGATTCAAAAAAGAAAGCACTTTTTATAGATTGTCCAGGTGCTAAAAAAATATTGGAATAATTCGTGATAGGTTTTACCAATACTCCTATTTTTGATTTTTCATAATCTAAAGTAGGATCTAAAGTTAAACTTATTAATTTACCACCAGTTTTTCCAAAGTTTTTTATAACTAAGTTACTGGAAGACTCAGCTCTATTTTTATCAATATAAAATATTATATATGCTCTGTTAGAATCTAATGATATTTTATTTGTTTGTTTCAATGTACCTAAAGCAATGCAAACAGATATTAATGACAATAAACTACTAAAAATTATAGATAAAATTTGAATTTTGTCTGTAGTACTTAATGAGTTAAAAATAGAAAACAATTTATCAATACCTCCTTTCAACATTATTTTACCATATTATGTTGAAAGAACAAAGAAATGTAAAGATTACTACTAAACAAAAGTAAGAATCAATTAGTATAAAAGCTAATATATTGCTATATATAATTTAGGAAAATTTTTAAAAGGAGTAGATTTCAATGGAAATGACAGTTGAAAAAGCCGAAGAAATATTAAAAAGAAATGGAATAACAAGAGAAGATCTACCTAAAGCACTTAAAGAAAATGCTTTAAATATAGGTATGTTTACAATGCCATTTCAAAAAATAGAAAATAAGAAATCTTAATTATAAATTAGGGGGAGAGGAAATGAAAAGTACTGGTATAGTAAGAAAAATTGATGAACTAGGAAGAATAGTAATTCCTATAGAGCTTAGAAGAACATTAGATATAGAAATTAAAGATTCATTAGAAATTTTTATAGATGGAGGACAAATAATTCTTAAGAAGTATGAACCAAGTTGCACATTTTGTGGACAAGCAAAGGATGTTATTAATTATAAAGGAAAGAATCTTTGTAAGAGCTGCTTAAATGATATTAAGCATTTAAAGTAGATATGCAATGTAAATGTATTAAATGTAATAGATATTGGAACGTAAGTATTAAACAAAAGATAGATACCAAAGGATATATTTGTCCACCATGTAGTTCTAAAATAATTAATATTAATAAGAAATAATTTTAAATACCACTACCTTTATATTGAAGTAAAACGTAAACTATGGGAAATAATTTATATTTAAAAATAAATAAAAAAAAGAATGTATTTTGTTAGAGCAAAACACATTCAGCAAATATCTCGTATAAAACATGATATTTATAAAAAACTTACATTAATAATTATAAATCATCATGTGTGATATTTCAAGGTTTTATGAATGCCAATTGTTGCATTTATACGACCTCGTAATAGGTATTATTAAGTCGACCATTTTAGAATAAAAGGGGAAAACTAATGAGATTATATGATGATTATAATTATAGAAATGTATATACGAATAGGATAAAAGAAACAAGAGAAGATGAAATAGAAAACTTAAGAGATAGTAAGAAGTTAAGATACACTTATATGAAAAAAACTATAATAAGCGGAAATGTAGTTGAAAGTGAAATATATCCTATATGGAAATGTAGAAGTGACATACCAAGAATTTCAATAGGAGAAAGTAGAGAAGCTCAAAAGAATTTGAATGATAAAAATGCAAAGAAAAAAATAGTCAGGCTAGTAAATACAAATTTCACTAAAGATGATCTAATGATAACACTATCTTATACAAATAATCATTTGCCAAAAGAAGAAGAGGCAAAAAGAGATATTGAAAATTATATAAGAAGATTAAAAAGGCGTAGAAAAAAAGAAGGTCTTCCAGAACTTAAATATTTGTATGTAATTGAATATGTTAATGATCCAAATGTAAGCAAAAAGATAAGAGTACATCATCATATAATAATTAATAAAATGGATAGAGATATTGCTGAAAGTGTTTGGAAAAAAGGTAGAACTGATAGTATGAGACTTCAACCTGATGATTTTGGATTAACAGGAATAGCAAAATATGTAGCTAAAGGATTAATCCAAGGTAGAAGATGGAGCTATAGTAAGAATCTTAAAAAACCAATAATAACTAGAGATAGAACTAAATTAACTAAAAGAAAAGTAGAAAAAATAGCAAAAAGACCTGATGAATACCAAGAATTTTTTGAAATAATATACAAAGGAAAATATGAGTATAAAGATTGTGAAGCTTTATATAGCGACAGAGTGACTGGATTTTATCTATATGCAAGAATGAAAAAATTGGAGTGATTTTATTGAAAATAGATTCTTTGAAAGAATTATTAAAAGAAAGCAAGAAGTTAATGCTTTATTCAATGGGAATGAAGAATGCAACGAATTATACATGTGAAGAGGATTTTAACTTAGAAAATTATACTAGGATACTTGGAAATGCAAGAAAAGAGTTGCTAGAGATAGAAGAAGAGAATAAGTAACAGCTTATACACAATTTTATTAACAAGATTAGGGGGAATATGAAAATGAGGACAATCTCTATTATAAATTTAAAAGGTGGAGTTGCTAAAACTGTATCATCAGTTAACATAAGTCACATTTTAGCAACTACTTATGAAAAAAAGGTTTTATTAATAGATAATGACAAGCAAGGAAATGCAACTAAGATGTTTAGCTTACATGATGGAGAGGAATTAAGCATAGCGGATATAATGTCTAATCCAGGAATAGATATTGAAGATGTTATAATTCCAACTCAATATAAAAATTTAGACTTAATTCCAGCAAACATGGGATTATTAAAAGCAAATTTAAATGTAATAAAAGATGAAACTAAAGAGCAGCAAACAATATTAAAAAATGCTTTAGGTCAAGTTTGTGATAATTATGATTATTGTATAATAGACAACCCACCAGATATAAATATATCTGTAATTAACTCTCTGGTAGCATGTGAAGATGTTTTAATACCAATAAAAATTGATAAATTTGCTTTTGATGGACTAGAGGAATTAAATGAACAAATAGAAAATGCAAAACAAATAAATCCTAAAATAAAGCTTAAAGGATGTTTTATAACTCAATATCAAAATAATGATGTTAATAATCAAGGAGAAGAGGTCCTGATTAAAAACAATAAGTATCCTATGTTTAAAACTCATATAAGAAGAACACCCAAAGTAGATGAAAGTACATTTGCAAGTTTACCAGTATGTGATTATTCAAAAAGATGTGCAGCTTCTAAAGATTATGTACAACTTGTAGAAGAATATTTAGATCTAGAGGTGTGATTATGGGAAGAGCAGAAAATAGGAGAATACAAAGGAAAGTTAATAAAAAGATTGGAAAGCAAAGAGTGAATAACATAGTTGATGGAATAGACCAGGAATTAATAAATTCTGAAATAGATAGAAAGTGTAAAATATTTCAAAGTATGATAGTTGATTCTGTAGTTGAAGCTATGAAGAGAAATGGACTTAGTAATTCTCAAATGAAGAGGATTAGTGATGACATTGAACTTATATTGAGAAAGAAGGTACATGGGGTTGAGTAATTTTAAAAGACAATATTTAAATTCTGATGAACGAAACTTTTATATGATCTGTAAGTCTTTCATTCAAATGATAAATGGTGAGAGGAATTTAAATAATAAAATAACAAATGAGATATGGATTGAATGGTCAAGAAAAGGTATGCTTACACCTTCTATGCAAAAGAACTTAAAATTAGTCAGAAGTTATCTTAATAAATTTTGTGATGAACTTGAAGAAAATTTGGATCAAAAAGAAAGAGACAAGCTAGAAAAGCAGCTAATAAAGTTTGACTATAGATTGATTGATGATTATACATTAAAAAAGTTATTTAGAGATCTTGAAGATAGATATAAATATGTTGTTATGGAAAGAGAAAAGTTTATTCCAATAATAGAAGAGGTTGCAGAAATAAATTGCGTTGGATGTACACAAGATTATAAGAATTGCATACTATTTAAAGCTTTTGATGATATAAATCTAGAAAGAGTGGATGAAGAGAGTAATTGTCCATATGCTGTAGATTTATCAAAATGTAAGCCAGAAGAAGTAAAAATGATTGAAAAATTTAAAGAGAAGCTCAAAAGCAAGAATCAATTTAGAAAATAATTTTATTGTGTCCGAATCGAACACAAAATAAAGGAGTTAATATGGCTAAGTTTAATATGATGGAATTACTTAATAATAATTCTAAGGAAAATATTAATGTTGAAAACAAGAGTCAAAAGAAGTTTAAAACAGTACCAATTAACATAAATGAGTTAAAACCATCAGATGAAAATTTTTATTCAACAGAGAATGTAGTTGAACTTAAAAATTCAATAGAGTTACTGGGTTTGCAACAAAATCTAGTTGTAAAGAAAACAGAAGATGGCTATGAAATAATAGCAGGACACAGGAGATATAAAGCTTTAAAAATGCTTTTTGAAGAAGGAAAGAAGGACTTTGAATATGTACCTTGCAAAGTTGAGAGTGAAAAAGATGCTTTAAAAGATAAGTTGTTACTTATAATAACTAATTCAACAGCTAGAGAACTTACTGATTATGAAAAGACAGTACAAGCTGAAAAATTAAAAGAATTGTTAACTGAATATAAGAAACAAGAAAAGATACCAGGCAGAGTAAGAGAGATAGTTGCAGATATATTAAATACCTCTTCATCACAAATAGCTAGAATGGAAGGAATAACAAATAATCTTATTCCAGAATTTAAGGAAGAGTTTAAGGAAGCAAAAGTTAATATATCAGCAGCACATGAATTATCTACACTACCAGAAGAAACTCAGCAAGTAGTTTTTGAAGAATTTAAAGATAAAGGTCAACTATCAATAAAAGATGTTAGGGCCAAGAAAGAAGAGTTAAAAAAAGAAAGTGTAAGATCTAATGATAAACATATAGAAAAATCAAAGGAAGAGGTAGTTAATTTACCTAGATTTAAAACTAATTTTGAAATAGTAAAAGATTTAACAACAGATGAACTTGCTATTTTTATATGTAGTAGGTGTAGCGGTGGAAATGGATATGCTGGATTTTGTGATCTGGCAATTGAATGTAAAGGAAATAACAAATATGAAATATGTAAAAAGTGGCTTAGAACTCAAGCACAAAATAATTAGCTAAAATTTGCATGACTAATAACTGTTAGCACAGTAGGGATTCAGCTAATGTTAAGTTACTGCAATTTAAATAAGAGGGGAGAAAATCCCCTCTAAAATATAAAAAATAATGGGGTATGATAAATGGAAAATTTAAGAGAAGAGTTATATAAAAGGATTTTACAATATGGTACTGAAGATAAAAGAGTATTGGAATTAAGTCAAAAACTAGATCCACATATAGTTAAAGAACAAAAGAAAATATGATAGATGGGGAAAGAGGGGTAAAGCTATGCATGGAGATTACTTTACTGTAAGTAATGATATTGGATATGTAACTAAAGTTTTATTAAATATATTTACAGTTGCATTAATTTATTATTTATTTTGTTTAACTAAAAAGTTAGAGATTAAAGAACAGCTAAAGATTATAGGTTCAGTTGTATTATTTATTTTAGTTAGCAATTTATTATTATTAATGCAGATAATAATATGAGTTGATAACATACAATATGTAGATTGAAGGTGAGAGCATGTATAATACAATTTATATTGGTAATACGGTTATTTGCATAGTTAATGGTGTAATGGGAATTGTTATAAAACAATATGTTCCCACAGCTAGTGAAGAACAAACAATGATTAAGTGTGTAGATGGAAGAATATATCATGCACCAACTCGTTTATTTAAAAAAGTAAATATTTAATGTAGAAGGTGTAGAGGAGAGTGAGAGTATGGGATGGATAAGTAAAAATTCTAATATAATGACTAGAAAAAAATGTGCTACTTGTGAAAATCATAAAACAAAATCAGATTTAGAACCGTGTAGAAGTTGTATTAAATTAAAGAGTGGTACAAAGTTTACAAATTATAAGAAGTCATGTGAAATAGATTAAGAGCTATTCGTAATATGTAGATTAGATATTGTGAATTAAATAAAAATAGAAAGAGGTATGAAATTATGGAAAAAGTTAAATTATCAGAATTAGAAAAAGATACTATTGTTTTGGTAGATGGAAATAGTCAAATAAATACTGTTTTTGATATTTTGGAAGATTTTGAGGGCTTTAAAAACAAAAAAATATACACAACTAAAGAATACAAAGCAAATTTTGATGCTGAAAACATAATAAATAATGCAATCGAGAATGAATACAATAATGGAATGTACGAGGATTGGGACGATTCTATAAAGGCTTATGTTACAGAAGAAGATATCAAAGATTTACAAAAGATATTTGATAGGATATTAGCAAGAAATCCAAGTTCTAATATAGCATACGAGTCAGATAAATTAATTGATATTGATTTGGAGAAAGTATAGAAGTTATGTATTTTATAGGAAAGTCGCCAAAATAAAAATTGACGACTTAGAAGAATTAGATATTCTGACAAAAGTGTATTAGGACTCAACTATTTGAATAAAAGATGGGTGTATGCGATAGTCTTTGTCTAAATAATAAATATGAACATAGTCTTGTTGATACATTGTATGTTCATCTTCTTTTTTAGAAGGACTCCAAATTTCAGCATTCTCTTCCCACCATACTAGTGGAGATGTCCTATGAGAACCAATCTTACAGTTTGGATCGTCACATAAATTAACCCAATTACCTATTAAACAAGCGTAAATATTTTTCACAATTAAAACCAACCTTTAGTAATTATTTCAGTTATGACAAACTGATACTTTAATTATAATAGTTGGAAAGTATACAAGCAAGTAAACTAGATTTAATGAAATAAATTGATCTTTGAAAACTGAATAGTGTGATATATACAAAATATGATATAATTAACAAAAAGATAAATCAGAATTTGTTGGAGGATATGATGAAGGATATTAAGCAATTGGTCTACCAATTTCGAGATGCTATAGATATGGCTAAGGATGAAGGGGATTTTTATAAGGACAATTCATTTCATAAATTCCCGCGTGGATGCTGTGGTGATACTAGCGATTTGTTAGCTCAATTTTTGTTGGAAAATGGTATTCAAACGTATTATGTGTGGGGTACGTATAGGGATGGTTCGCTTGAAAATATTCAGACTCATGGATGGTTGTTGACGGATAATCATACTATTATAGATATTACTGGCGATCAGTTTAAAGATAATCAAAATTTTTTGAATTATGATAAATCAGTTTATGTAGGCATGGAGGATGATTTTCATAGACTTTTTAAAGTTGAAAACAGAAATATTCGTGAAAATTTTGGTTTAGATGCATTGGGTAGTTTTTGCCAGCCAAGGTTATATGAGTTGTATGGAAAAATCATTAAATATATTTAAGAAAATGTTACTCTTTTTATAGATGTATAGAATCTTATGATTTAATACTATGTTTCAATATAATATTGATAAATACAATGAAATTTTATAAATAAATATATCTGACAATTAAATAATATATTAGAATATCACATTATTCAAAGGAACAATAATGAATAGTGTGATATTTTTTTGTACGTAATACTAAAATTTTATGTATTTAAAGTGAGTTTATGAGCATCTAAAATGAAAGATTATTTTAATAATTTATTTCGATATATCTGCAAGTAGTTAAATTATTATTAACTACAAGCTTCTACATCCTAAATTAGATGAAGAAGAAAATTAGAGTTTCTATTGAAACTATCAAAGAAACTACTTTTTCTATCTAGATGAAGAAAATTGATACATATATTGTAGCAATAATTATTAAAATAATTATTGCTATGTATCTAATTATCTTTTCTCTCATAAACTCACATCAATTCTATGTAAGTTTATTATTATAAGTTTATCCAAGATTTTATTAAATATACTAACTAAACAATATAAAATATATTTAAAAGAAAGTGAGAAAAAAGCAATGTTAGAAAAAGCAACGGTAACAATGCCTTATATAAAACTTAAAGAATTAATTGATAAAAATCAAGAATATAAACAAAAATTAGAAGATATTAAAAATATAAAAACAATGGCAGAAGAAGAATTTGAGTTATATCCGTTTAAAAAGGCATTAGATTATATGTTTAATTTATTTGAAAAGGCAAGTAATCAAACAGGATCTAATGAAAAACAATATTATATATATAAATGTATGAAGAAGTACTGCAAGACTTTTGATATACCAGAAAATGAATTATTAGAAGAAGTTCCAAAAGGAAAAGATTTAAGTATTATGTTTGTAAAACCACCAAGAGGAGAAGGAGGATTAGTATGAATAAATCTACATTAGAAGATAAATTAATAAACAAAACTATAAAGAAAACTGCTAAGGAAACAGCTAAAGAAATTATTGAAGAATTTAGAAACAAGAATATGATTAGAAGAGAATTCCCTTTTTATAAGAGAGTAGAAATATTACTTTATAATTATGAGAACTTAAAAGAAGCTATAAAACAAAAAGAAGAGGATATAGAAGATATAAAGCTAAATGGATTACCTCAAGCAAGTAAATCAATAGTTGTTTATTCTAGTGCCAGTGGAAGTATTACTGCTGAAGATAGATACTTACAGCTTATAGAGAAATATAAAACTGAAAAGATAGAGACTCAAAGAGATTTAAATAAAATAGATAATGCATTAAATAAAATAAGAAATGATAAATACTTTAATATAATACAATTAAAATATTTAAATACAGAAGAGGAAAAATTAGATACTGATGAGAAGTTAGCAGAACGATTAAGCAAAGATAGGACAACTATATCTAGAAATAGGAAGAGGTTGATTAATAAGCTTATAACTATACTTTTTCCTGAAAGTGTAAGGGATATAATCTAATTTGCACATTCCATGCACATTTCGTGCTATTGTGAGTATCAATTATATATAGTAAGATGATATTAGAAAATATTATAAATTAAGGATATTAAATAATAATATACAATAAAATATGATAATTACCACATAATAATCATAAAGCTCTGTGCAATCTAATTATTTAGATTGCATGGAGCTTTGCTTATTTAAGAAGGAGGCTTAGTGATGAAAAGAAAAAGAGTAAGATTAAATGTAAAGTTTAGTGGAGATAAAATATGTTGTGCTAAGTCTCCAGAAATATGTGGTAAGTGTAAAGAACTTAACAAGTGCGAACTATTAGACATGTATTATTATCCATATGATGATATTAAAGAATGCATGAGGCATGATAGCTATAAGAGGGAACGTGGAGCACTTAAACAAAGAAAATAGGTGTTTTATTTTTTGCCTTAAGGTACTTTACAGGGGGGTGACCCAATACGGGTCTAGCGATGCCCAGTTTTCATCTTTTTATGAAAAAATTTTTTAGGGTACTTCCTTCCTCTTTTTAGTATTCGAATTATTTTATTTTGATTAAAAATAATTATGAAAAAATTGTTTGAGAATTGGAGTGTAATTTTGGAATGAATGTAAATCAAAAAGAGCTTGCAAATATTTTAGGAATCACATCTCGAAGGGTTAGACAATTAAGAGAAGAAGGTTTCTTTTCATTCGCTGAAAATGGTAAAAAATATTCACTTGAAAAATGTGTTCAGGAGTATATTGAATATAAAGTAAAAGCGGAAACAAATACGGGTACATCTATAGATAGAGAAAAGGAACAGGCAGAGCATGAACAAATAAAGAAAAATATATCAAAATTGAAGCTTAGAAAATTAAAAAAAGAACTTCATGAAGCTTCAGATGTTGAATTATTTTTAAGTGAAATGCTAATAAATTTTAGAAACAGAGTATTATCTATTCCAAGTAAGATTGCAGTGCAGATACTTGGAGAAGAAGATATAAATAGAATAATAGAGATATTGCAAAAAGAGATGTATGAAACATTAGAAGAACTATCTGAATATAATCCAGATAAGATTAATAGAGAGAAAAACTATGATTCTGATGAAGATTATGAGGAGGATGATGAAGATTAAATAAAAATAAGGTGATGATATGGGAAATGAAAAGATACGTTCAAGAGAAAAGACAAGTAATTTATTCAGTAGAGTATTAAAACGTACTCTTGCAAAGCCTGAACAACTAACTGTAAGTCAATGGGCAGAAAAATATAGAGTACTTGATGAATCAAGTTCAATTCCTGGTAAATGGTCAAATGATGTTACACCATATTTAATTGAAATCATGGATAGTTTTAATGATCCTTACATTGAACACATAAATTTTTGTAAACCAACTCAAGTTGGTGGAACAGAAGCATTATTAAATGAAATTGGGTGGATAATAACACAAAATCCTAGTCCTACAATGATTGTTTATCCTACTGATGACCTTGCAAAAGATATATCTAATGATAAATTGAAGCCAGCATTTTTAAAAAGTCCTTCTCTTAAAGAAAGATTTTTAGAAAATCAATCTAAAGAACTTTCTTTAAAATTTAAAGGAATGAATTTATATCTAAGAGGTGCTAATTCTCCAAGTAAACTTGCATCTAAAGCTATTAAGTTTTTGATGTTTGATGAAATAGATAAGATGAGTGGAGCATCTAAGAAAGAAGCTTCACCATATGATCTAGCAATAGAACGTACAAAAACATTTAAACATTCTAAAAAAATATATTCATGTTCTACTCCAACTCTAAAAAATAATTATGTTTGGAGAATACATGAAGCAGCAGAAGAACAGAGACACTATTTTGTTCCATGTCCACATTGTGGTGAAATGATAGAACTTAAATGGAGTCAGGTTATTTTTGAGAAGGATAAAGAAAGTAAATTAACTATATCTGAAAGAGCTGCAACAGCTAAATATATATGTCAAGAATGTGGATGTTTGATTGAAGATAGAGAAAAGCCTAAGATGTTAAGACTTGGACAATGGAAGAGCATAAATAAAAAATGTGTAGGAAAGCCTAAAACAGTGTCATTTTGGCTTAATTCTTTATACAGTATATTTGTAACATGGGAAGATATGGCCAAAAAGTTTTTGGAATCTCGAGATGATCCTGACCAACTACAAAATTTTATAAATTCATGGCTGGCAGAACCTTGGGAAGATACAAAATTAAAAACAAATGCTGATTTAGTATTAGATAGACAAACTGAATATGAAGAGTTCATTGTACCATCGTGGGCAAAAATGCTTACAGGTGGAGTAGATGTTCAAGAAAATTGCTTGTATTGGAGTATAAGAGCTTGGGGTAATTTTATAACAAGTCAAAATATATGTCATGGACAGGCTTTTTCTTTTGCAGAAATAGAAAAAATAATGAATTTAGAATATTGTAAAAAAGATGGAACAAAAATGGTTGTTAATTTAACATTAATGGATTCAGGATATGATTCAGATTCAGTTTATGATTTTGCATCAAGTAATTCCGAGTGGTGTTTACCAGTTAAGGGTGCATCTAATCCACAACTATCACATTATAAGCTTTCAAAAGTAAATAAATCAGAATCTAAAGCATATGGAATGAACTTAGTTATTGTTGATGGTGGTAAATATAAAGATATGATTGCTGGACGTATGAAAAAAGATAATGGTAAGGGAGCGTGGATGGTTTACAAAGGATGTGACAGAGAATATGCAGAACAGGTTACAGCTGAACATAAAGTAAATGTTAAAAGTGGAAATAGAACCGTACAACAATGGGTATTAAAGAAATCACATGCAGATAATCATTATTTAGATACAGAAGTTTATGCATTAGCTGCAGCTGATGTATTAGGAGTAAGAACATTGCATTTAGAAGATAATGAAGAAGTACATGAAAAATCAAAACAAGATGAACAATATGCACCAGAAGAGGGTTGGATTAAAGAAAATGAAAAATGGATATAAAGGCAGGTTATTAATATGGATGAAAACAATCTTTCAGCAAAAGAAATGCTTGCTGAAGTAGATAAGGCTATATATAAAGTTTTAGTTGGTGGACAATCTTATAAGATTGGTTCAAGACAACTTACAAGAGCTGATTTGAAAATGCTTAAGGAAATGAAAGATGATCTTATGGCACAAGTTGCACAAAATGAAAGTAATCTATTAGATGATACGTATGTAGCAGTATTTTCAGGAAGGTAGGTGATAAAAATGAATTGGCTAGATGGATTAATTGGTTTTATATCACCCGAATGGGGCGTTAAACGTGAAGCTTATAGACAATACTTAGGAGAAATAAGACACTATGATGCTGGAAGTTATGGTAGGAATAATGCTAATTGGAAAACTACAAATCAGTCAGCAGAAATGACGGATAGATTTAGTCGAGACAATGTGAGAGCTAGATGTAGAGATCTTGAAAGAAATTCAGATATTATGAATTCTGTTGTAGGAGCATTTAAAAGAAATGTCATAGGTGGTGGTTATACTCTACAAGCTAGAAGCATAGATGAAGAATTAAGTCAAAAGATAGAAAATACATGGAAACTATGGTGTAAAAAAGATAATTGTGATGTGACAGGAAGTCAAAGTTTTAATCAAATGATACGAATGGCTGTTGAAAGAAAAAAAATTGATGGAGGAATATTATTTCTAAAAAGATATACAAAAGATGGTATTATTCCTTTTAAACTTCAAACTATAGAAGTTGATGAACTAGATACTGCACAGATGGTACCTAAAGTTGATAAAAATAAGGTGGTAGGAGGAATTGAATATAACGCTTATAACAAACCAGTTGGATATTGGGTCAAACAATATAGTATTGATGGATATACTGTAGAAAATCCAATTTATATTGAAGATAAATATGTTATATTTTATTATTCTAAAAAAAGACCATCACAAATAAGAGAAATGTCTGATATGTCATCAACTATAACTAGGATAAGAGATGCAAATGAGTTTATGACAGCAGTATCTGTTAAAGAAAGGATAGCAGCATGTTTATCAGTTTTTATAAAAAAACAAATACCTACTACTGGAATTGGTAGAGGGGCAACAGGATCAGTTCAAAACAAACATGATTATGAAGGAAAAACTATTTCACCTGGTATGATAAAAGAATTAAATGCAGGTGATGAAATACAAGTTGTTAACCCATCAGGACAGAGTGCAGATGCAACAAGTTATATAAAACTTCAACAAAGATTAGTTGGAGCAGGACAAGGTATAAGTTATGAAGCTACATCTAGAGATATGTCTGAAACAAATTATTCTTCAGCTAGGCAAGGGAGTATAGAGGATGGATTAACATATGCTGAGGAAATTGAACTCTTAATTGAAAATGTACTAGATGAGGTTTATGAAACATTTATTATATCTGGTTATTTAAGTGGAATGTTTGATTTTAAAGATTTTTGGAATAAAAAAGACGATTATCTTAAGCATGAATGGATACAAGCTCCAAAGAAATGGATAGATCCATTGAAAGAAGCTAATTCAAATAGAATAGCATTACAAACAGGACAAAAAACATTTAAGCAAATAGCAGCAGAAAACGGAAAGGATTGGAAGGAACAAATAGAAGAGATGAAGGATGTTTTAGATTATGCAAAATCAAAAGGAATAGACTTAGGAGGTGTTATTTTTGATAAAGACAAAGAGGCATTATATGTTGAGAACATTAAAAAATAATAGTTCCAATATTAGAGAAAAAAATTCAACTAGAGAATTAATTATAAATTCTATAAGATCAGTTGAAGGTGAAGGAAATGAAAGAAAATTTATATTGAGTTTTTCATCAGAAGAACCATATGAACGATGGTGGGGTACTGAAATACTTGATCATAATGATGGAGCAGCCGATTTAACTAGATTAAGTGAAATCGGCTGCTTATTATTTAATCACAATAGAGATGCTGTTATAGGTAAAGTAACTAAAGTATGGATTGAAAATAATAGAGGTAATGCTGAAATTGAATTTGATACAGATGATGAATCAGAAAAAATATATCAGAAAGTAAAAAGTGGAACATTAAAAGGAGTATCTGTTGGATATCAAATTGACTCATGGGAAGAGGTAATGGCAAATAAATCATCATCAGATGGTAGATTTATAGGTCCTTGTGAAATAGCAAGAAAGTGGACTCCTTATGAAATATCTATTGTAAGTGTTCCAGCTGATCCTACTGTTGGAGTAGGAAGAGAAATAGAAAACAATCATATAAATCAATTTAAAATAGCTGAAAAGTCGCTTTCATATTATGAAAAGCAACTTCAAATAAATAAAAATTTATCTAAAGTATTAGGAGGGAACTAGAATGGGACCAAAACAAAAAAGACAACAAAAAATGTTAAGACAACAAGAAATAGTTAACACAGCAAAGCAAGGCAAAAGAGACCTTACATCAGAAGAACAATTAGAATTTGATTCACTTCAAAGAGAAATTGACCAATTAACACAGGAAATTGAAAATTCTGGACAAGGATCAAATGAAAGAGCTGTTGAAGCTGAAAGAGAAAGAGTATCAGAAATAACAAGCTTATGTAGAGAATTTGAGGTTGATTTTGAAGGGTATATAAAAAATGGAACAACTGTAGATGAAGTGAGAAAAGCAATAATTGAAAATATGAGAAGTGAAGCACAGCCGATACAAACAAGAGGTACTGCAGAAACTCATATGATTGCAGATGAACAGGATAAATTTAGAGCTGCAGCAGCAGATGCTTTAATTATGCGTGGTGGCGTAATTTTAGAAAAACCAGCAGATGGAGCTAGAGAGTTAATGGGGATGTCTTTAAGGGATCTAGCTATAGAAACATTACAAGGCGATGGAAATATAAATTTAAACAGAAAATCTTCAGACGAATTGTATAATATGCTTTCTAGACAATTTTATAACCCTACGTCAGCATTTCCAAGTATAATGGACCAAGCTATTAATAAAGCATATGTAGAAGGACATAGAACAGCTCCTGTAACATTTGATATTTGGACTAAAAAAGGAACACTTAAGGACTTTAAAACAGTAGAAAATAAATATTTAGCAGGTCCAGCTGGAGAATTTTTAGAAGTTCCAGAAGGTGGAGAATTAAAGCAGGACTTACCAACTGATGAAAAGCTTCCAACAAGAAGATTAAAAACATATGGAAGACAATTTTCTATGACAAGACAAGCTTTCATCAATGATGATATTGACTTTTTATCAAAAATACCTGCTAAATATGCTGCATCAGCACGTAAAACTCAAAATAAACAAGTATATGACATACTTTTAACTAATCCAGCAATTTATGATGGAACTCCATTATTTAGTGCTAAGCATAAAAACTTAATATCAAGTGGAAGTGGAATAACAGCAGAAGCTGTTCAAAAGATATTTATGGCATTACAATTACAAACTGACCAATTTGGAGAAGCAATAATAATAAGACCTACTTATATTATTGTTCCAGTAGGATATGCATTTGATATGTATACTATTTTTGATAGTCCAACAATTAATTCAGTTGGAAATACTCAAGCTGCTAATCCACTATATAGATATAAAAATCAAGTTCAAATAATAGAAGATGCGACACTTAATGTATTATGCAAAACAAATGAAATACCTTGGTTTGTAGTTGGAGATAAAGGAGATACTGATTCAATACAAGTTGATTACTTAAATGGCCAAGAAATCCCTACTATAAGACGTATGGAAACAGCAGGTCAACTAGGATTTGTATGGGATATTTACTTAGATTGGGGTATTTCAGTTATGGATTATAGAGGAATAATTAAAAATCCAGGAATTGCAATGAAAAATCCATTATTATAGGAGGAATATTAAATGAAAGCAATATATTGTCAAAGAGGAGAATCTATTGATTATAAAAATAAGACAGATGAAATAATTAAAGCTGGAACTGTAGTCAGTATAACGTCAAGAGTTGGCGTTGCTGGAACAGATATTAATGCTAATAAAATTGGATCTATACATGTAGTAGGTGTATTTGAATTGGAAAAATCATCAGAAGAAGAAATATCTGTTGGAGCAAAAGTATATTATGATCCTAGTAAAGATTGTATAACAGCAACAGAAGCTTCTAATATTCCAGCAGGATATGCTACTGCTGATGCACAATTAAACAATACAAGTGTATATGTAAAATTATTAGGATAGGTGATAATATGAGTGAAAAGCTGGTAGCAACATATCCTATTTTATTTGAATCACATCAATATAAAATAGGTGAAGAGCTTCCAGCATCTAATCATGATATGGTAAAGATATGGTTAGATGCTGGTACTGCTAAATGGTATGACAATGAACAATTAGTTGAGGATATAGATAATAATAATTCAGATAATCAAGAAAACATTAATGATGAATTAGAAAATGTAGCTATAAATGAAGAAGTTGAAATGATACAAGAAAATGAAGATGAGACTATACCTATTAAAAATAAAATTGGAAGGAAAAATAAATAATGGGGATGTCATTTAAAGATATTGTTCAAAATGATTTAGATAATACATTTTTTAATTCTTCAGAATTTGGAGAAGAGCACATTATAGATAGAAAGGTTTTTAATGTTGTTATAGATAATGAGACTCTTAAGGACAGAAATAAGAAAGAATATGATGGTATACTACAAGCTGATTTATTATATTACATTAAGGCGGACGATATTGGAGAACTTAAAACAAATGAATTACAGTATTTTGATGGAGTAGCCTACAATGTATTTGATGTTAAATTAGATAATGGAGTGTATGAAGTAATACTTCAATCGAATATTAACTAATGGCTGTAAGTATTAAGATTGACAGTAAACAAATGAAAAAAACTTTAAATAAATTAAGTACATTTCCAAAAGAAATAAATAAAGCATCAAGTGCAGCTATTAATAGGACATTGACTTTTTCTAATAAGAAATTAAAGCAAGAAGTCAGAAAAACCTATAATATTAAAGCTGGTGAAATACAAAGTACTATTAAAATAAAAAAATCAAATCCCAGTAAACTTTCTGGTGAAATAATAAGTGATGGAAATAGATTAACATTAGGTAGATTTTCAAGAAGTGCTGGTAGTTGGAAAAAAGGAAAGAAAATTAAAGTAAAGGTTAAAAAATCAGGAACAAAACATATTAACACAGCTCCAAAGGCTTTTATAGCTAACTTAAATGGAAATAATCATATTGTAAAAAGAGAAGGGAAATCTAGGTATCCAATAAAGGTACTTAAAACATTATCTATCCCTCAAATGATTAGCAATACTAAAGTTAGTGATGTAATAATCGATGAAGCTAATAAGCAATTACAGAAGAGATTAGAGCATGAGGTTGAGTATAGACTTCTAAAAAAAATGAAAGGGTGATTATTATTAATGATGTAGAAATATTAAATGCTTTAGTAGAATTTTTAAAAGAAAATATATCAAAGCATTTTAAATTAAAAAAGCCTCCAGTAAATAATAAAATATTAGGGGATTATGAACTAGTTAATCTAGCTATATATAAAGGATGGGTTCCTCCTAAAAATTACTTAGAGGAATATGGATATGATATTCCAGGAATTATAGTTATGTTAGATGAGGGAATTGATGATAGTGAAAATTCTGAAATAGCAATAAGATTAAAAGTAATAACATATGATCCTGGCAAAGTCAAGGAAGATAAAACATTATCCCCTAATGTAGAAGGATATGTTGATTTACTTAATGTTATTACTAGAATAAGAATGGAATTATCTAAAAATCCAATTATATTAAATAAAGTTAATGTAAACAAACCAATTCGATGGAGCATGGACAAAGAGCAAAGCTATCCTTACTGGAGTGCAGATGTTAGCTTTAATGTGTCTATTGCTCCATTTGACTTTGAAATTAGAAATGGATATGAAAGATATTTGTAAAAGGTGGTGTTTAAATGTCATATAAACATGGTTTGTATGGTGCAAGAGTAGCAAGTACAGAAGATATAACAAGTGCTAAAAATATACCTGTATATATAGGTACAGCTCCTATGCATAGAATTGAAAAAAATAATAGAAATATAAATAAGCCTATTTTAATTAAAACATTACCAGAGGCTATTAGAAAAACAGGCTATTCTTCAAATGATAATTTTGAAGAATTTACACTAAGTGCTGCAATATATGCACATTTCCAAAATTCTATACAACCAATAGGACCTATTGTTATTATCAACGTATTAGATACATCTAAGGCTAGTAGTAAAACTGAAGAAATAAATATTATTAATAAAGTTGGAATAATAAAAGAACATGTATTATTTGAATCTATATCCATTTCTGATTATGACTTAGATATAGATTATGAACTAGAGTACACTCATGAAGGATATTTAAAGATAATATTTTTAAGTGAGAAAGAGGTCCCAGATTCACTTTCTATAACTTGTAAGATAATAGATACAAGTGCCATTGTAGAAAGTGACATAATAGGAACGTATGATGAAAAAACAGAGTCAAGGACAGGAATTATGGCTATTGAAGATGTTTATGAAGATTTAAATGTAGTTCCTACTATAATTACTGCACCAGGTTTTAATGAAAAGGCGAAAGTAAGACAGGCTTTAGTTTCATCTACTAAACAAATATCTGATAAATGGGAAGCAACAGCTTTTACGGATATTGATTCAAAATCAATATCTAATATAGATGAAGCTATAAAGTGGAAAAAAACTAATGGTTATAATTCAAATGAAGAAAAATTATTTTGGCCAAAAGGCATTATGGGTGGGAAAGAGATATATTTATCTATTTTAGCAATTGTAGCTAAAATGCAAACAGATGTTAAATATAATAATATACCTTATCAGACTCCTAGTAATAAACAAATTGATATAACAGGAATAATTGCAAAAGGATCTATTATTAAGTTTAGTCAAAATAGAGCAAATGAACTTAATGCATCAGGAATAACTACAGCTATATATAATGGTGGCAAATATGTTTTATGGGGTCCACATATGGCAAATTATGAAGACGGAGTAACATCTAAGCCTGAAGAAATTTTTGACACTAATGTATTTATGAATAAATATTTATTAAATGATTTTCAATTACGAAATACTGGAATTGTGGATAATGCAATGACAAGACATGATGTAGATTCTTTAATTAATAGCGAACAAATGATTTTAGATTCTCATGTTAGCTCAGGTCGCTTACTTTATGGAAAAATAGAATTTAAATCAGAAAATAATCCAGTATCAGATATGATTAATGGTGATTTTACTTTTAATACATTAGTTACAAATACTCCTATAGGTAAATCTATAACTCAAAAAGTACAGTATACATCTAAAGGAATAACAGAAGCTTATTCAGATCAAGATAAGGAGGAGTAGTATATGAGTGATAAGTTGCAAAATAAGACTATAGCATATAATGTGTATAGTAATAAATTGTTAGTTCCTGATACAACAGAAGTGGAATTGCCAGAAATAGAGTATTTAACAGATACTATATCAGGAGCAGGAATATTAGGCGAAATAGATTTACCTACATTAAGTCAAATAGGTTCTATGACTACTACTGTATCATTTAGATCGAGTAATAGTAAAACTGTTGAAATGCTTAAAAATAGTGATTTGGAAATAAGGTGGGTAAGTGATTGTATAGATACATCTACTGGAAATACATCTACTGTTGCTAATAAAGCATTTATGAAAGTTAAGCTTAAAAAGTTTGCTGAAGGTAAAATTGCTGGAGGAGCTGCTCAAGATGGAAGCTATGAATATGAAGTATTAGCATATAGAAGAATAGTTGATGGGGCAGAAATGCTGAATATAGATAAGTTAAACAATGTTTATAAAATAAATGGAATAGATCAAATAAGTGATATAACAAAAAATCTTTAATTTAATAAATATATAGAAAAACACCAGGATTAAATTTAATCTTGGTGTTTTTACTTTAGGAGGAATTGATAATATGGAAAATTTAAAAGAAAAAAATGAAATTGCAGTTGTAGAAAAAAATGAAGTAGAGGTTATTGAAAAAGCATTAAATGATAATTATTTGGAATTAAAAAAGCCAGTACTAATTGATGGTGAAATGATAACTAAAATAAAATATGATTTTGAATCTTTAACGGGTAAAAATGTTAATGCAGCCTTTGCGGCAGCTAGAAAAAATGGATATATGATAACAGGAGCTTATGAAATGGATCCTATATTAGGATGTTATATGTTTGCCCAAGCTGCAGGAATAGATTACTTAGATGTTGAAAGATTTTCAGCGGTAGATTATAAGAGGGCAGGATCAATTGGTAGAGATTTTTTTATATCAGACTTGGGTGGAGACCAAGTAAAAGATATTTAAAAAATATCATAGCACAAATTACCATAGAAACCTCTAATTCAAGAAAAGATTGTTATGACATGACTTTAATAGATCTTTTTGAATATTACGATTCTCTAGCTGATGAAGTAGAGAGAAGAAATAAAGAATATGCAAAAAGAAATAAGATGAAGAGGTGATGCCATGGCAAGTAGTATTAAAACTACTATAAATATAGGTGGAATATTAGAACCTAGTGTTCAAAGTTCTTTTGCTAAAATTAATAGTCTTGCTTCAGGAACAATGGACAAGTTTACAAAACTAGCTAAAGTTACTGCTGGTGCTGTAACAGCCATGTCGGTTGTAGGTGTAAAATCATTTGCAAATTTTGAACAATCAGCTGCTAATGTAAATTCTACTCTTGGTAAAAATTCAACACCAGAAATAATGGAATCATATAAGAAAAAAGCTATGGAATTATCCGATGTTATGAGTAAAAATTCTAAAGAAATAATGGATGGATTTAATTATTTAGCACTAGCAGGATGGAATTCATCTGATTCTTTAGAACATGTTAATGAAATAGTACAATCAAGTATAGTTGGACAAATGGATCTTGCGGTTTGTTCTGATAAAATAACAGATTCTTTAAGTGCATTAGGACTTAAAGCTCAAGATACAACTAAATATACTAACACATTAGCATTAGCTCAAACAAAAGGAAATGCTACTATGGAAAACCTGTTAGATTCATATCTTACAGTAGGTGGAACAATGAAAAACTATAATATTCCGCTTAATGAAAGTACTGCAATATTGGATAAACTAGCAGACCAAGGTTTAAAAGGTTCAGAAGCTGGTAATTCGTTATCTGCAATATTTGTAAATCTTATGGGTAAAACAGGTCAAGCTAAAGAAGCTATGGATAAACTTAATATAAGTTTATTTGATAGTGGTGGAAATGTAAGAAATATGAGTGAATTTTTATTTGATTTAAAAGGAAAACTTTCGGGAATGACTGAAGAACAAAGAAATACTTATATTTCTATGATAGCTGGTAAGAATCAATTAGATGCTTTTAATAAATTAATGAATGCAACAGATGAAAATTTAATTGCATTAACAGAGGATTTAAAAGATACTGATGGATCACTAGATGAAGCTGCAAAAACTATAGATAAGACTTTAATTGGTAACTTTAAAAAATTAATTAACATAATTTCAAATACAGCAATAGAGATAATAGATAAGTTTGCACCTAATATAAATGCTGCATTAGAAAATATGCAAACAAAATTAAAAGAGTTAAGACCTAAAATAGAAGAATTTGCAGAAAAGTTTATTGATAATTTTGCGAAAGTATTTAGTTTTATTATCGATAATGCACCAAAAGCATTTGAAATAATTAGTAATTTTATTCCTATTATATTAGGGATAGGTGCAGCTGTTTCAACTTTATCAATAGCTAGTAAAATAGCTACAATAACTGAAAAGGTTGGTAAATTATCAGGTGTAGTTTCTAATATAGTATTTGCTTTTTCTTCAGTATCAGGAGGAGCAGCTACGCTTGGTGAAGCTATGGCATTTATAATGGGTCCTATAGGATGGATTGCTTTAGCAATAGGAGCTATTATAGCGATAGGAACACTCTTATATATGAAATGTGAATCATTTAGAAATTTTATTAATTCATCAATATCTAGTATTATATCATGGTTTCAAAGTTCACTTTTACCAGCAATACAATCACTTGTAAATAGTGTATTAAATTTTTGGAATAGTGTTTTATGGCCATTTATTCAATGGATATCAAGTGTATTAGCACCTCTTTTTATAGCAGCATTTTCATCTATTAAAAATATAGTAGTAAATGCTTTTCAATTTATAGGAAATATAATAACTAATTCATTTGCTATTTTTCAAGGTGTTATAGATTTTATAACTGGAGTATTTAGTGGAAATTGGTCGCTTGCTTGGCAGGGAATAGTAGAAACATTCTCAGGAATATTTAATGGAATAAAAAATGTAGCAAAGGCGCCTATTAATGCTGTAATTGGATTAATAAATGGAGCTATTGCTGGAATAAATTCTATAAGCATAGATATACCTGACTGGGTTCCATCATGGGCAGGTGGCGGGAAACACTTTGGTGCAAGTATACCTGAAATACCGCTTCTTGCAAAGGGCGGAATTACAAATGGAGTAAGTATCGCTGGAGAGGAAGGGCCAGAAGCTGTAATACCTTTAAAAAGAAATAATCCTCGTAGTTTAACTTTATTAGAAAAAACAGCTGGAGCTATAGGAGCTAATAAAGAAAAGATAACAGGAAATACATTTGTATATTCCCCACAAATAACAGGAAAAGTTGATAATGACACTGTAGCACTTTTAAAACAAAATTTTGAAGATTTTAAAGAGTGGGTTATCCAAACTTTTGAAGAAGAAGAGAGGGTTGCTTATGAATAGCTATATAACTAAAACAGGAGATACTTTTGATAGTATCTCCTTTAATTTATTAGGAAATGAAAAATATTCTGTTGAAATAATGAAAGTTAATCCACACTTAATAAGAACTATAATTTTTGAAAGTGGAGTTATAGTTAAAATACCTAAAGTAGATATAAAAGAAGAGTCTACATTACCACCATGGAAGTGATTTTATGAAAGTTATATATGAAGGAAAAGAGATTGATTTAAATGTAACTAGTTGTAATATTACAGATAATATAAAAACAAAAGCTGACACTATAGACATTACTTTTGCTGATATTAATAATGAGTGTAGAGCATGGCACTTTAAGAAAGGTCATACAATTGAAATTGTTGAAGAAGGATATTCAACTGGAACAATGTATGTTGATTGTTTTGGATTAAGTAATGGAACATATACTGTTAGAGCTTTATCAATAAAGAAGAATTTTAAAACAAAACATACAAGAACTTGGGAGAATGTTACATTTAAATATTTAGCAAATGATTTAGTTCAATCATTAGGATTAACATTAGAAACTTATGAAATAAAAGATTTTAAATATAAAAGAGTAGATCAGATAGAAATGAATAATATAGAATTTCTTAAACAGAGATGTACTTTAGAAGGATATATATTAAAAATAACCAATAATAAGGCTGTTATAATATCATCATCATTTTTAGAAAAACAAACAGCAGCATTAACTTTAACTCCAAAAGATTTTATAGGAAAACATAAATTTGAATGTACATCAAACTATATTTATGGTGGTTGCATCATACGTTCAAATGAGGAAGATTATATAGAAGGAAGTTATATAGTAGATAATTCTATAGATAATTTATTATACATTAATAACTTACCAGTTTATTCTATTGGAGAAGCTGATAGATTTTCTAAAAATATATTAAAATCATTTAATAAAAATGAGATTTATGGAACATTTACAGTAATAAAGAATACTAAGATTGCAGCAGGAAGTACTTTAAATATAGAAGAATTATCATTATTTAGTGGAAAATATATAGTTGAAGAGTTGAACACATCTATTATAGATGGAAAGACTAAGCTAAAAGTTAGAAAGATACTGGAGGAATATAAATGATTAAGAAAGCTACTGTAACTGATGTTAGTGAAAATAAAATAAAAGTAACTATAAAAGATATAGATAATGTTGTATCTGATTGGATTAATATTTCTCCACAAAAATGTAAAATTAAAATTGGAGATATTACTCATATAGGTTGTGAATATACTCCGATATATAGTATTAATGATTCTGTAATTGTTTCATTTAACAATAGTATCAAAGGATTAAGTGTTATTGGAAAGTGGGAGGATAATTAATGTCATTAGGTGGCTTTGGAGATAAGATATTTGAAGTTAGTCAAGATAAAATATATACATTTAGCAATGTTTCAAATGATTTAGGGTTAAATATAGAGGAACAGGAGGTTGATGGAGATAAGCCTTCTATATATATTAAAGGAATAAATAATGAAAATCCAAGTTTTGATTTAATATTAAATCAGTCTAACACAATAGATTGTGATACTGAATTTAAGGAATGGAAAGATATAATGTATTCTAAAATACCTCATATGTTATTTTTAGGAAATGACCCTGTATCTAATAATAAATTTTTATTGATAGGAGTATCACCATCTAATTATGTATATTATCCTAATGGTAAATTAATAAAGTTAACATTAACATTAACATTTAAAGAGTATCCACGAGCTGGAGTAAAAAAAGAAAATACTACTAGTTAATAAGGGTGAAAAAATATGAATTATACAATATGTTCTGATGAACAATTAATTAATTGGAATGCTAAAGGAAACAAAAAAATATTACAAAATGTAAATAACATATTAAATCTAATAAAAAATGAGGTTCCTTATGCTAGAAATATGGGCAGAGATTTAGAAAATATAGATTTAACAATTGCAAGAAGTAGATATAAATTAATTGAAGAAACTTACGATTTAATACAAAAATATGAACCTAGAGTCACAGTAAAGAAAGTTACTGTGACTGATGAAGTTAATCCATTTATAAAGGTGGTGGTGACAATTGATTGATTTTGTTAAAACTAATCCTGATGAAATTTTTAATAATGTATTATCTATAATTGAAACAGAGCTTGGCGAAACTTTGGCTGAAGGTGATGAAAGAACACTATTTATAAGATCACTTATGCCTATTATTGTTGCTATAAATAATGATATTAATGATACTGCCAATCAAAATTTACTTGAATTTGCTAGAGATGAAAAACTAGATACTATTGCAAAAGAATATCATAATACTGAAAGATTAAAACCAACCGAATCTGTTTGTAATGGAATAGTTAAGTTATCACAATTACAGTTACAAGATATAATTATTCCAAGTGGAACTAAGGTTACACCAGACGGAATTGCAATGTTTAAAGTAAAAGAAGATGCAATTATTAAAGCTGGTGAAATGCAGTCATACTTAAAACTGATAGCAGCTTCAACAGGTGATAAGTATAACGGATATAAAGTTGGAAGTATTAATAGATTGGTTGATCCAATCCCATATGTATCTGAAATTTATAATATAGAAATATCAAATTCTGGTTCAGACATAGAGGATAATGCATCTTTTAGGGAAAGAGCACGACTTGAATTAGAAAGTGAAAGCACAGCAGGACCAACAGGAGCATATGAATATTTAGCATATTCTTCAGACAATTCTATTTCATCAATAAAAGTTACATCTCCTAGTCCAGGGACTGTTAAAATATTAGCTACTGTAGACAATGGTGAAATTCCAAGTAAAGATATATTAGATAAAATATTAAATAAATGTTCTGCTAGAGATGTTAGACCACTAACAGATAATGTTATAACAGGAGTTCCAGAAGTAATTAATTATGATATTGATTTAACTTATTATGTAGATAAAAATTTATCTACATATGAAAGAAAATGGAGAAAATCCATAGAAGGAAATAATCTTGATTTTAAAGATGGAGCTATAAGAGATTTTATTTTATGGCAACAAGATTTTATTGGTAAATCTATTAATCCAGATGAATTAAGATATAAAATTCAAGATGCTGCAAGTTATGAAGTTGAAAATAAGAGAATATCAGGAGTAAGAAGAATTTTAATAACATCTCCTAAATATTCAGAATTAACAGAAGAACAGTTAGCTAAAGTTAAAAATATAAATATTAATTATGGAGGAATGGAATAATGAATCTTAGTAAAATTGATTTATTAAGTTTGCAGACTTCATATCTACAGAAAGATATATTTGTACAAGCTTTATGTAAAGCACTTAATCCATATTTTCAAAAATTAAGTGATAGTGTAAGGCTTGTTTATATTTATGGAAGAATTGATGAACTTAATGAAGAAGCTATTGATTCGTTAGCCTGGCAATTTCATGTAGATTTTTATGACTATACATTATCATTAGATCAAAAAAGAGAATTAGTTAAAAAATCAATACTACTTCATAAGATTAAAGGAACTCCACAATCTGTAATAGATTCAGCTAGCACTGTTTTCGGTAAAACTAAATTAAAAGAATGGTTTGAATATGATGGCAAACCATTCTTTTTTAGTTTAGATATAGATATTACGGAAAGAGGTGCATCACCAGAAGATTTAAAGAAACTTGATACTTTAATTAATGCATATAAAAATACACGTTCATGGATAGAACTAATAAATATATTTTTTACAACAAAAGGGGATTTATACATTGGTGCTATAGGCATTACAGGAGAGGATATAGTGGTTTATCCCTGGGTGCCACATGATATTAGTAATAAAACAAATGTAATAATTCCTATAGCACAGAGTGCAGGAAATGAAAATATAGTAACGTATCCCAAGGAGGAGATTTAATGGATGAAAAATTTTATTCAATATTAACAAGCATTGGAAAAGCTAAAATAGCGAATAGTTTAGGTCTAGGAACAAAAATTGATTTTGTGAAAATGAAAGTAGGGGATGGAGGGGGAAAGTATTATAATCCGATTGAAACTCAGCTGGACTTAATAAATACTGTTTGGGAATGCAATATAGGACATGTATCAGTAGATGATGATAATCCAAACTGGATTAATATAGAGGTACTAATACCGCCTACTGATGGTGGCTTTATGATTAGAGAATATGGTGTTTTTGATAAAGATAATAATATGTTAGCTATAGCCAAATGTGCTGAAACTTATAAACCCACAGCTTCTGATGGTAGCACTAAAGAAATAAACATAAAAATGGTGTTAGCTGTATCTAATACATCTAGCATCAATCTAAAAATAGATCCAACTATTATTTTTGCTAAGAAAAAAGAAATTGAAGAAGTAAGTTTGAGAGTTAATGAGCTTAATAAACAAATAAAAGATAAGATTAATTTAGTTATTAGCGAAACACTACCAGATATAAATGAGAGAGATAATAAAACTTTATATTTTAAGATAACAGATGTAGTAAATACGGGTATAAGTAATAATATGAAGGTGAGTCCTCAAATGGGAATTAAAATAATTAATGAATAGAAAGGGAGATAAAAGTGGAAAAAGTAAGAGTGCAGTTACTAGATGAAAAAACAGGAGCAGTAGTAAAGGAAGTAGATGTATTAACATCAGCAGATTGCGTTACATTTTCGGATGGCCAAACATTCCAACAAAAATTAAATAATGGAAGTTTAAAAGGTGACAAGGGTGACCAAGGTATACAAGGTCCTAAGGGAGATAAAGGAAATACTGGGGATAAAGGTGCAACTGGTCCGCAAGGTGCTAAAGGCGTATCTATGAGACTTAAAGGAGCTTGGAGTTCAAGTACAGCATATGTTAATGATGGAAGCTATGTAGACTTAGTTACTTCTGGAGGAAATACGTATGCTTGTAAAGCATCTAACACTAATGCTGTAGTTACAGATACATCAAAATGGGAACTTATTTCTAGTAAAGGAACAACAGGTGAAAGAGGGGCAACTGGAGCACAAGGACCAAAGGGTGATGCTGGAGCTAAGGGAGCCACGGGAGATAGAGGACCTCAAGGAGTACAAGGACCCAAAGGTGATAAAGGGGATAGTGGTGAAAATGTTAGAGTTGGTGCAACTTATGCCAATAGTACACAAGTAAAATTATTTTTTAAAACTGTTTAGGAGGTGGATATAAGTGTCAATAAAAAATATAGAAATTCAAGATAGTGATGGGAATATCTATTATCCTCATACTAATGCATCCGTAGTTAAGAATGGATCTACTACAGTTGCTGAACAAATGAAAGATATTGCGAACGATAGTTATCCTATAGTAGAAGCAACTGGAACTAATTCTTATATAGGTTCTACAGCAAGAATAACTAAACTAAGTAAAGGTACAAGATGTACTTTGTTTGTAGCTGCAGATGCTACTGGAAATTGTAATTTAAATTTAAACAACTATGGATCTAAGAATATAAAAGATAGCTTTGGAAATATAGTTGCTAATCTTAGAACCAATATTCCATATAACTTGTGTTACAATGGCTCGGATTTTATATTACAGGGTAAAGGAGGTGGTGGAAATGCTACAGCCGACAAAGTATTAAGTGGTAATACATTTACAAATGATAGTGGACCACAAATAGGAAGTATGCCAAATCAAGGAGCAAAAACAGCAACTTTGAATTGTGGAGGAAGCTATATAATACCAGCTGGTTATCATAATGGGAATGGTAAAGTTATAGCTAATAGTTTAGTTAATCAAACACCTGGGAATGCTACTACGGCACAAATATTGTCTGGATTTAGTGCTTGGGTAAATGGTAATAAAATAAATGGAAGTGCAAGTATAGAGAGTTTAGGTGGAACTAATAAAAAGTCAGGAACTCTTACTATGAATAAAGGAACAACAATTAATATACAGTTAGGGTTTAAACCTAATTTTGTTCTTGTTAAAAGTACTAATTCTCAATGCTTTCTTCATATAACAAATGCTAATTTTTCTTGGGTATATCCAGGAACATATTGGATATATGGGAGTGGTCCAAGGAATGATAACTTTGCTATTAAGTATAGTGAAAATAATGATCTCTATTTCGGTATAGTTCCTAACAATACAGGATTTAATTTATCATATAATAAGGGCAATGATAGTACAACAGTAAGCTATGTCGCTTGTATATTATAAAGGAGGTAAAAATGAAAACATTAATAGTGCACAACGAAAAAGGACAACTTATTTTCTCACAAACTAATGCTACAGAACAATATAACTGTTTGGTAGAAGAAGTCGCAGACAATAAAGAAGTAATAGGAGTAGACTTAAAAACTAATAAGTTTATTCTTGCAGATAGACTTGCAACAACAGAGGAAAAAGAACAATTAAAAAGAGAATTAGAAGCTAAGAATTTAGAACTAGAAAATAAGAATAAAGAGTTAAAACTTAAATCTAATGAATTAGCGAATAAAGAAAATGAATTAAATAGCACTAAACAAGAATTACTAAGTACACAAGCTACTGTAGTAGATGTGACTTATAATAATTTAGTAAAAGAAAATGGAGGAATATAAAATATGAATACTATAATGGAGAATTTAATTAACAACAAATTTTATAAAACAGTAGAGGAAGTAGAAAAGAAGTTAAATGTATTCTTTGCTTTTAATGTTTTGATAGAAAAAGATTATACAAAATTAATGCAACTTACAGAAGAAAAGTATAAAGTTGTAGAAGAAAATACAGCAGTTTAGTTCGCAATAGGAACATAGATATTTTATAACATAAAAATTTACAGTAAAGAGGTTAATAAAAATGCATATAAAAATAAAACCAGGGGAAGCTAATATTGTACGATAAAAGTCCCTGGTTTTACTATGTGTATAAGAGATAAAACACCTCTTTACATATAGTATTATAACCACACTTTTTTAACTTATACATTATTATTTAAAATTTGTGTCCGATTTGAACACAAATTTAAGCTAGAAGGTGGTTATTTATATGAATTGTAATGAAGAATTTGTTATAAAAACTATAGGAAAACTAACTTTAGAATTTAATTTAAATTGGGAACAACAAAAAATAGTTAGAGATTGTTTATACTATTCCCTTTACAACTATGAGGTTGTTTCAAAAGAAAAGTCTTTAATTAAAGGAGATATGCCTGAAAAGATATTATTATATTTAAGTGTAAAGAAACTAGCTGGATATAGTGCTGCTACACTTAAAAATTATAAATATCTTTTAGATAAGCTTGCATATTTTTTAAATAAGCCAGTTACAACAATTACAGTAAATGATATAAGAATGTTTTTGGTTATTCAAGGTAAAGGCAAAAAGCCTAGTACAATTAATTCTATAATTTTTTATATTAAAGCTTTTTTTAATTGGTTAGAAAGTGAAGATCTAATTACCAAGAATCCAGTTAAGAAATTAGAAATAAATAAATTGCCTAAAAGATTAAGAAAAGCTCTAACTTTAGAAGAATTAGAAAGATTACGAATAGCATGTAAAACAAATAGAGAACGTGCATTGTTAGAGTTTTTATTTTCGACAGGATGTAGAGTTACTGAAACTGTTGATTGTAATATAACAGATTTAAATTTTAATGAAAATATATTAAAAGTAGTTGGAAAAGGTGATAAGGAAAGAATAGTATGTTTTGGAGAAAAAACTAAGTTGTATTTAAAGAAGTATATATATGAGGATAGAAGAAAAGATAATGATCCTGCATTGTTTGTATCAGAAAAATTTCCATATAAAAGATTGAGTAAAAGAGGGATAGAACTAATAATTTCAAAATTAGGAAAAAGAGCTGATTTTAATAAAAATATATTTCCTCATTTACTTCGACATACGATGGCTACAGTTGGATTACAGAATGGAGCAAATTTAATAACCATACAACAATTATTAGGTCATACTGATCCAGCTACAACACAAATATATGCTCAAAATTCAATTGAAAATATAAAATATGAATACAAGCAGCATATGAATTTTTAAGAGATTAGTTAATTCTAGTCTCTTTTTTAGTTGCTAAAGAAAGAAGGTAGACAGATGAATGAAACGGATACTGTACTAGAAATTAAAGAAAGGTTAGTAAGAATAGAAACCCTTTTAGAGAAAAACTCTGAAAATTGGGATGAAAAAATTAAAGTGGCAAATCATAGGATACAGGATTTAGAAGATACAATTAAATGGATAAGTAGAACCGCAATAGGTGGACTACTTACTGGAATATTAGGAATATTATTTAGTTTAACTAAAATAGGAGGAATGTAAAATGGAATATACAAATTTAGTACAGTTTATACCTGAAAGTTTATTTATAGTTATTGCTGGCATATATGTAGTTGGAATATTTCTTAAAAAGTTAGAGAGTATACAAGATAAATATATAACAAGTATATTAATGCTATTTGGTATTACTTTTGCAATATTATTAAGTATAATTAACACAGAATATAGAGTTACATTAGATGTTATTGTGAATGGTACATTACAAGGTGTGTTATGCTGGGGAGTAGCTGTTGGTATTAACCAAACGGCTAAACAATTAAATAAGCAAGAATAGTTTTAGGTAGCAATAAATGCTACCTTTTTATGATTTAAATGGAGATTATAAAAGGAGAGATTTTGTGAATAGATTAAATTATGAAGAAATACCTTTAGATGGGGTTATAGAAAGTCCTATAGATTTGAGAGATTATAATTACAAGGATTTTTGCAGCAATAATGATAAGGATTTACCGAATGAATTTGAAATAAATTATCAATTTGAACCTAGAAATCAAGCTAATACTTCTACTTGTGCATTTCAATCAGTAACAGCTCTTATAGAAATAATAAAAAATACAAATGAATATTTATCAGAAGGATTTTTAAATGCTATGAGAGATGAATATGGTTACCAATTAGAAAAAGGTGCAGTAACAAGAGAAATTATGAAATTAGCTTGTGAGAGTGGAATAATTCCTAAAATAGATTTTCCTAATTTAGAGGATTATCCAAAGATAAGTGAGTTATTTGATTCTTTAAATAACAAAAATGAATTAATAGAAAAAGCAAAAAGTTTAAAATGTCAATCATATGTGAGAGTTGATTTAGAAGATGTTCCGATATATTTATACAATGAAAAGAAACCTTTAGTTATAACAACGGTATTATATGATAGTTTTTATAAAGTAAATCATCCAGGTACAGATGGAATTGTAGAATATCCAAGTGAAGGTAAAAAATGTGGTCGTCATGCGATGGTTATTGTAGGTTATAAATATAAAGATAATAAATTATATTTAAAAATACAAAATAGTTGGGGAAAATATTGGTGTTTGAATGGTTATTGCTATGTAAATATAGAAGACACAAAAATGATTGATGAAGTATGGGGATTTACTGATATACCTAAGAAAGTTATTATAACTAAATATAAAATAGGTTGGAATAAAGATAAAATAATTGATAAGTGGCTCTATTCCGAAGATGGTGAACATTTAATAGAAAACGGATGGAAAGAAATTAAAGATGAATGGTACTATTTTAAAAATTCATTTACTATTAATGGAGATTGGATTAAAGATAATGGACATTGGTACTTTCTACAATCAGGTTCTTGTAAAATGTTAAAAAATGATTGGTTATACTGGAATAACAAATGGTATAGGTTTGCACAAGATGGGAAAATGATAACTGAATGGTATCAAAATGAGAAGGGAGAATGGTTCTATTTAGATATAGATAATGGATATGCATATACTGGGTGGGTATTTATACATGGTAAATATTATTACTTTAATGAAAATTGTATAATGCAAACAGGTTGGATTAAAATTAATGAAGAATGGTTTTATTTAGATTCAAGTGGAGCAATGAAAACTGGTTGGTTAAATGATAATGGAACATGGTATTACCTAGAAGAACAAAGTAATGGTCATATGGGTAAATGTTATATGGATTGTGCTACAACAATTAATGCAAAGCAATATTCTTTTGATAAAAATGGTCACTTAATAGAAGAAAACTTAGTAAGCGAAAAATGTGCTAGATTTATTGGAAGTTGGGAAGGATTTTATGAAAAAGCCTATGCTGATCCTTATTATGGTGAAAGTATTAAAGATTATTGGACAATAGGATATGGCACTTGTTATTGTTCGATTCCAGAAGCATTTCCAGATGATTTAGAATCTACTTGTACAAAAGAACAAGCTTTAAATTGGTTAAAACAAGAGGCAAGCAAATATTCTGAAAAATTAAAGAATGACTTAGATAATAAAGGTGTATCTTTAAATAGTAATCAATTTGATGCATTAATAAGTTTTGCATATAACTGTGGAATACAATCATTGTTTGGATCTACATTATATAATTATATTTGTAGTGGTGGAAGAGATTCATCAAAAATAAAAGAATACTTTAGAATGTGGAATAAAGCAAATAAAGAATATTCAGATGGATTAGATAGAAGAAGAATTAGTGAATCTAATTTATTTATTGATGGAAATTATTTAGGAAATGTATAA